TGCTCATGTTTATTTGCATTATGCTACTCGTTATTCAGTAGCTTCCGTGGCTGGGGTGCCAATCGTTAAAGAGCACCCAGTACACCAGGAAATGTATTTTCATTGGTTGAAGGATTATTATACTCCTCCCTCCCAGATTGCTTTGCGCTCAATTACTTCTCATCGTAATGAATTAAAGCCTGCTCAAGTAAAATTACATCCTATCGTAGATACTATTTCTAAGATAGCAGATCGAGTAGTAGCTGATAATTTGTCGTTGCGAGTGAATAAAGTGATGGGAGGATTAGAAAAACTTTGTTTACAGAGAACCTCGGTTAATTTTATATTAACGCAGAAGGTTACAACAATAAATGGACCCATGCCTTTGTATGTTTTCTCAACTAATGATATTAGTATTCCTAAGCAGTTGAGATTATTTAAAGAGTTTTCTTTTGACTCTGCTCAGCGAGGTCCAGTATTTTCTCGTGTGCGGCCAATGGTATCGAGTGCGATGAGTTATTTATTCATGCACTTGAAAACTAAGGAATATTATAATACTATCGATTTTTGTTATCATCCTAGGATGTTAATAAAGATGGTTAAGTTCGGAACTTCGGGCGGTATTATGAATACTCCAATGACTTCTATGTATGGTAAGGATATAAAGATTACAGTAGTCAATTGTGGAAAAAAATTGCATTTGTTTGAGGCAGCGGCTCGAGAGTTGCATAATATTATAATAGGCTTAGCGTCAGAAGAAGAAATACAGCAAATTATAGATAATTTTTTACCATTAAATGTTACGAAATGGAAACAAGAAATACGATTATTATTTGAAAAAAAATATTCAGAATTAATTTTTTCTCTATTAAAAGCTCGGGAGTTTTTTATTCCGAGTGTGACTTTGACTTTATTGTCAGAGTTGCTGCATAAGGATCGAATGTTGATAGAGCGAGGAGCTATGATCGCTATAGGATGTACTGCATGGCATGGAGGATGGTATCAGATAGCTAAATACATGGGTTATGACAATCCAGATTTGTTTTGGGTGGATGGAGACATTACCGCATTAGATAAACATATTACTGATTGGCAGTTGTATTTGTATTTGGCTGCTGGTGCTAGATATTATAATTGGGCAAAGATGAATGGTTCACAACGACGCTTGTTAAAGCGGTTATATTTGCTATTATTATATCATGTTACGAATAAAATTACTTTACAACCTGGAACTATATGGCGATTAATACGAGGAGTTATGTATTCAGGAGGAAAAGAGACGTCTCATGGAGATTCTTGGATCATGGGATTGATTTTCTTTCTTTATGTAGAGTATATAAGGTTAACATACCCTCATGCCGCTCCTTTTATACATCGATGTGTTATTAATGGATTTATAGCTATTATTATTTATGGTGATGATCATATCTGGTGTGCTCCAAAGGTTTTACGAGGAATGATGGGAGCAAATTCTTTTGCTTCTTTCTTGAAAGAATTTTTAGGTATGGAGCTTCGAGATTATAGAGAGTATGATTCTTTTTTGTCAGTAGTGAATCATAATACAGGTCAGATGATTTACGCTGGCCCTCGATTCTTGAAGAGACACTTTATTAAAAATTTTTTAGGACCAGAATGTGCGCCGGTTTTACCTTTTAAGCCATATATAGAATCATTAGTACGATTGTGTGCGGTTACAGAAGAAGAAGGTGTGTTAGGAGCTATATTGAAAGCAGTGGGTCAAATGTGGGATACTACAGGTACTAACTTAGTAGCCTATGAAGCATGTAAGTCGGTCTACGACTATGTGTCAACATTGAGTCCTAAAACTCCTTTGGAGATATATAAAGATTGGTTGAATGATAGAGAAAAATATCCTTATATTCGAGGAATAATTAAAAAAACTAAAATGACTCCAGAAGAACTTTTCGAAACTTTTCCGACTTTAGAGTTATTGCAAAGTCGGCATCAATGGGACCCTGTTAAATGTAATAACCATGTAAGTATATTTCGAATGAGTGAACTAAATTAAATTAACAAATAATTTAAA